TAATCAGCCTCAACATCATATAAACTATCAAGGTCGTCAATTACAAGGCTATCTTGCGTTATATAGACCTTAACGTCTAATGTTGGATTGTGTGCTAATGCATCTCTAATATCTCTTAATATACGATGAGATAATGAGCTTTTAGATGTACTATTATTCATTTTGTACTCCTTACTTATAAGTTATAACCAACATCTAGGCACTGTCCCTCAGGATGCCTTATCTCCTCTTCTGCCTCCCGCCTTGCGCCCCTGAGGGAGGTTATTTTAGGTCAGAATTAGAGCCCTGTCCGATGCCGTGCATCGTTGCAAACAAGTAATTGTCAATAAGCAATTACTATTGATACGCTCGAGAAGTCTAATAAGTTCCATTTATTTTAAATTAGTTTCACATGGCACTGTTAACCGATCCGATATTGCAACCAGATATAATTCAATATGGCTTTTTCAATCTCAAAATCTCAACCTGAAATGGGATTAGGGGGGGAGCCCGCCAAAATAAAAGAGAGACGGACATAATTATATAATTTTTTTAAAATTTTTGGTAATTTTAGGTAGGAGAGAAGTATGATGTCATTATGACATTGGGATTACTTACTTCATTTTTCTGGCGGTACTATATAATACTATTTATTACTATAGTAACTATATATAGTTATAGCGAGTAGTACTATAATATTACTATAGTAGTACTACATAGTACTATAATAGTACTATAAATAGTATTAATAGTATTATTACAATAGTATCGTCCTGAAACGGACGGTTGAATTTATTGTTATATAAGCTGTTTGTCAAGTAAAAATTAAATGATTGATAAAATAGTTATATGCTATCTATATTCTATTATGGATTTATACGATTATGAGCGTTCTTTAGAATTGGGGCCTTCCATTGAGATATTAAAAGACTTATCGGATAAATTCAAGGCTTCGGGAGATTATAAGTATGTAATGCAAATGATGATTATTATTGATGAAATGGATATTCCGGTACTATTGTATACTTCTGAGACTGAAGCTGAGGCTTAGTTTGCACAAGAAAAAAGTAAAAGGGGTTGAGTATACATTATACAAGGATGAAGATGAGTTCCGCCAACATCACCCCCGCGAAAAAATAGTACCCGACTGGCGGAAGGCACAGATTGGAGAATGGATTAAATCAGACGATGGTAAGGTTATGAGTATTATTCACAGGTGGAACATGAAAGATACTAGCGTAAGAAACAATAGTACGAGTGACTTTATACGCACATTGCTTGGTACTGCTTCTACTGGGAAATATACTAAGTTATTAGGAGAACCTGCAAAAAACGTATACTGCTTTGTTAATTACAAAAATAATAAGATTACTACAATAAGAGAAAAGAATTTTGCAAAGATGGTGGCAATGGGTGCAAAACCTGCAAACGCCTACCTTAATTGCTTTAAAACCAAAGATTATGACTATGCACGTAGTAGATCAATGGCTTTATTAAGAGAAAAGAGAGTAAGAACTATGGTAAATAAAGAAATAGAATTATTATTAGATGATCTAGGTATTAGTAAGACATATCTGTTAGAAGAGATGAAAAGTGTGGTAGATAGCAGAAAAGCACGTCATGGAGACAAATTAAGAGCATTAGAAACATTAATGAAGATATCAGGCTTATTGAATACAGAAAAGAAATCAGAATCGGTAGCGTTGATACAGGAGTTTACTGGTTTCTCAAAAGAAAAGCTAAAAGCATTTGAACAGGGATTATTACCAGAGGCAAGTGAATAATGTATTATAATCCAGATACTACCAGTTATGCCTACCCTTTCCACATATCATACCCTAGTACGATACATATATGCTTGAATTATGTCAGTTGAAGACATAAAAGACAATAACGACATAACAAACTTCAATATTAACCCCGCCCCGAACTTAATGGCCGAGCGGGATGAGATATTGGCAAAAGCATATACTGACCTTGTATTCTTTGGTCGTGCATTTTTACCCCGCGATTTCTTAAATAAGTCCGCTTCTCCCAGTTTTCACTTTGACGTTGCTAAAAAATTAATTAGTACTGCCCCCGGAGGTAGGACATGTATTGTAATGCCCAGAGGTTTTGGTAAGTCTATACTGTCTAAAGCGGCAATTATGCATAAACTATGCTTTTCTGGAGAGAATCAACAACATTTTGTTGCTTGGGTGTCTGAAGAGCAGAGTCAGTCTATTGATCACTTAAAATATTTACGAAACCATTTTGAGGTAAATAAAAAAATAAAGTACTACTTTGGTAATATGGACGGTGGAAGAGCAGGAAAGAGGTGGACAGAGAAAGATATTGTAACTCCAAAGGGGGATCGTGTTATTGCAAAGGGTACTTCACAAAGGTTAAGAGGTCGGGCAGAAGTAGATGTGCGCTATACTGGTATTGTTCTTGATGACTTTGAATCCGAATTAAACACTAAAACACCAGAACGTAGATCAGAAATTAAAAAATGGGTAGTATCTACAGTATATCCAGCGCTAGAAGAAACCCCCGGTAACGAAGGGTGGATATGGTTATCGGGTACTATTGTTCATTACGACAGTTTTTTACAAATGGTGTGTGATGGATATAAGAATGCAATAAAAGACAATCGTATTTATCCTTGGGATGTAGTCTTTCATCGAGCAGTAGAGGATGGAAAATCTATTTGGCCAGAACAATTTTCTCTTGAAAAGTTAGATAGAAAAAAACGCGAGTTTATTGAAGCGGGTCTGGTAAATAAATTTGCACAGGAGTATATGAACGATGCTAGAGATATATCTAACGCTTCGTTTAAAATAGATAGGATACAATATTACAACGGAGTTTGTAAAAGTGAAGGTAGATTTAACTATATTATTGAAGGAGAAGACGCAATTCCTGTTAATGTATATATTGGTGTTGACCTTGCCGCTACCGCTTCGGAAACATCAGACTTTCAAGTAATACTGGTTATGGGTATAGATGCAAACAATAATAGATATGTTATTGACTACTTTAGAGAAAGAATACCCACATTTGACGTTCCGCAAAAAATTATAGAGATGGCAAAGAAGTATTCTCCAGTAAGGAGAGTTACTATTGAGACTGTTGCCGCCCAAGAAATGGTGCGAGATATGGTGACACGAATGAGCGCCAACGAAAAAAGGCTACTTCCCGGTATTTTTAAAGGAGTAAAGCCGCCAGCAAGAATTAAAAAAGAAGATAGGTTGGAAACAACACTCGGGCCTATTGTTAATTCAAAGAAGTTATACCTGCAAAGACATATGACGGAATTGGTTGATGAACTCTTTGAACACCCCAAACCACGTAACGATGACATCATGGATGCTTTATACTATGCTGACTATTATGCGAGAGCACCAAAATCTCAAAGGATGTCAAAAGATGAAATTGAAACAAAAGAAGACGAAACACGTAAGTTTACAGTCAAAAAAACTTATAATTGGATAACTGGATCACGCAATTTTTAATAATATAAAGTTTTTATAGCTTTTTTCTTAAATTATATTGTAAATATAATTTTCCTTTCATAATTTACCCTCAGTATTTTATTTATAAAATACTCCACATACATGAAGGGCATGCCACACTACCGACAGTATCCGATGGGTGACGTTGTTAACGCCAACCTAGAACCGGGTGAGTACGTCGTCAGACGTAACGCGGTAAATTCAATTGGTAAAGATAATATGGAACTGTTAAATCAAGCTGACGGTGCACATGGTGCATTAAATAAGTTAATGGTATCAGCCTCTCTTGTAAACTTGCAACCGCAAGATAACTCTCCAGTAAAGATAGAAGCAAATGGATTTCCCATTGCTGATTCTCCAGTACGACAAAGAGTAGACGCTACCCGCAATATGCAGAAGGGTGGAGAAGTAGATTTTAAAGAGCATATGATGTACGACAAAAACGACAAAGGATATCTTGCAAAGACTTATGAAGATCATTTACGAATGAAAAAAATGGGATATTCCCACAAAGGTATGCAAGAGGGTGGAGAAGTTAAAACAATTAGAGGTGCTAGTCCTGTAGAATATAATTATGATGACCCTGAAATGTTAAGAGCTATACTTTCCGTTCCGGCAAGTGAAGTTGGTGGTGGGGAAGG